AGAGGATTTCCGCGAGGCCAAAAGTTCGTCCGGGTTCGTGAGTTCGGGCCTATGAGGACCGGACGACCACCGAAACCGACCGCGCTAAAGATCCTGCAGGGCACGGCGCGCAAACACCGGCTGCCGAAGAACGAGCCGGTCCCGCCGCCGGGCGAAATCGTGAAGCCGCGCATGCGGAGGGGCGCTTCGGCGATCTGGGACACATACGCGCCGATGGTTATCCACATGGGATTGCTGACGCCGGTGGACGTGCCGCTCTTCGCGCTGGCGTGCGCGCTCATGGCCGAGGCGGCGCGCAACCCTGGCGCGATGGCATCGTCGCGCATTGCCCGCCTGGAGAGTCTGTCTGGCAAATTCGGGCTATCACCGTCCGACCGGGCGCGGCTCGGCAGCGTGGCGAAGCCGAAGGAAAACGCCTTCGGTGCGCTGACGGCATGAGGACCGCCCGTAAGCGCGCCGCCGCGCAGGACCACGTCAAGCGAGCGGCGCAGTACGCCCGCGACGTCGTCGCCGGCCGCATCCTGGCCTGCCGGTATGTGCGCCTCGCATGTCAGCGGCACCTCGACGGTCTAAAGCTGCAACGCACCGCGGCATACCCCTACCGACTGGATGTCAAAGCCGCCGAGAAGTGGTGCCGATTCGTCGAGCTCCTGCCGCACGTTAAGGGCAGATGGGCCTCGAAGCATGAGTCAATCCGGCTCGAGCCGTGGCAGTGCTTCATCATCGTCAACGTGTATGGCTGGGTGCGCAAATCGGACGGGCTGCGGCGCTATCGGCGCGTGTACATCGAAGTCCCGCGCAAGAACGCGAAGTCGACCATTACCGCGGCGCTGGGGCTCGCGCACCTAACGATCGACGGCGAGCACGGCGCAGAGGTCTACAGCGGCGCGACGTCCGAGAAGCAGGCGTGGGAGGTATTCGGGCCGGCGCGGCAGATGGCGTTGCGCACGGCGGACCTGCGCGAAGCGTTCGACCTGCAGGTCGGCGCGAAGAACCTGCACGTCCTGAAAGATGCGTCGAAGTTCGAGCCGATCATCGGCAAGCCGGGTGACGGTGCGTCGCCGTCGTTCTCCATCACCGACGAATACCATGAGCACACGACTTCCGAGCAGTACGACACGATGGTCACCGGCATGCTGGCGCGCGAGCAGCCGATCGCCTGGGTGATCACAACCGCCGGCTTCGACACCGCGGGTCCGTGCTACGCGCTCCGTCAGCAGTGCCTCGAAGTGCTCGAGGGCAAGGTCGACGACGACCGCATCTTCACGCTGGTTTACACGCTGGATGAGGGCGACGACTGGACAGCGGTTGAATCGCTGTACAAAGCGAACCCGAATCTGGGCGTGTCCGTAAGCGAAGAGGATCTGCGCAAGGATCAGATTGCCGCCGTCAACTCACCGCGCGAACAGGCCAAGTTCAAGACCAAGCACCTGAACATCTGGGTGACTGCGGCCGCGCCGTACTTCAATGACGAGCTGTGGCGGCAATTGGGCGACGCGCCACCGATCGAAGAGTTTGCCGGCGCGGAGTGCGTCATCGGTCTCGACCTGGCATCGAAGATCGACCTGTGCGCGTCGATCCGCGTGTTCTCGCGCGACCTCGAGGACGGCCGCCACTTCTACGCTTACGGCCGGTTCTACGTGCCGAAGGCGCGCATCGAGGATGCCGCGCACCGTCACTACGCGGGTTGGGCCGAGCAGGACCACATCATCGCGACGCCCGGCGACATCACCGATTACGACTACATCGAAGTCGACCTGAAGGATGACGCCGAGCGCTACAGCATCGTGCAGCTCGGCGCCGACCCTCACAACGCGACGCAGCTGATCACGCACCTGCAGAACATCATCGGCGCGGACAAGGTCGTCGAGGTGCCGCAAACCGTGATGCACTTGTCGGAGCCGATGAAGGAGCTGCAGGCGCTGATTGTGTCCGGTCGCATCCATCATGACGGCAATCCGTGCTACGCGTGGCAGATCGGCAACGTCACGGCGCAGGAAGACCGCAACCAAAACGTGTTCCCGCGCAAGGAACGGCCGGAACTGAAGATCGACGGTGCGGTCGCGACGATTATCGCGCTCGGCCGGCTGCTTTTTCTCTCCGCGACGCCACAGCCCGAATACAACATTTATCCGGTGTGGTGACGATGCATCGCGCATACAGCGTCATTGAAATCAAAGCGGTCGATAAGGAACAGCGCATCATTGAGGGCATCGCCACTACGCCAAAGACCGACCGCGTGGGCGACATCATTGAACCCGAAGGTGCGGTGTTCAAGCTGCCCATCCCGCTCCTGTGGCAGCACCGCGGCGATTCCCCGATCGGGCATGTCATCGAAGCGCGCGTCACGAATGACGGCATCCATGTTCGCGCGCAGATCGAACGAATGGACGAGCCCGGCGAGCTAAAAAACCTGCTCGACCGCGCGTGGCAGTCGATCGGAAAGAAGCTGGTCCGTGGCCTGTCGATCGGCTTCAGTCCGCTCGAATGGTCCGACATCAAGGGCACGTTCGGGCAGCGGTTCACCAGCTGGGAATGGCTGGAACTGTCGGCGGTCACGATCCCGGCGAACGTCGATGCCACCATCACGTCCGTAAAGCAGTTCGACACAAACGCGCCCGCCGTGCCTGGCAATGGCGCGCACCACATTCCCGCGGCTGCGGGCAGGGTCGTTTCACTGACGAAAACCAAGCCCCCAGAGGGAAAAATGACGGTTACGGAACGGATCGGCGCTGCGGAAGCGAAGCGCGCCGCGAATGTCGCACGCATGGGCGAGATCACGAAGTCGGCCGGCGATGCGAACCGCACGATGGACGCACCGGAGCAGGAAGAGTGGGAAGGTCTCGATGAAGAGATCAAGTCGCTGGATGGCGAGCTCGTGCGTCTCAAGCGGATGGAAGAGCTGAACGCGCAGCAGGCCAACCCGGTCAACGGCCAGACCACAAAGGCCGCGACGGATTCTCGCTCGACGGATGTCGTCGTGACGCATCCGGCGAAGCTCGAGCCCGGCATCGAGTTCGCCCGCTACGCGATGTGTGTCGCCGCAGCAAAGGGCGACCCGACGATGGCGCTGCGTCTCGCCGAGACGCACTACCCGCAACAGATGCGCGCCATTACGGTCATGAAAGCGGCGCGCGACGTCGGCATGGAGCCGCACCGCTTCATCGCGCAGCTCGCCGAGACGGCAACGAAGGCGGCGGTCGCAGCGGGCACCACGACACAGGCGACATGGGCCGCGCCGCTGGTCGAGTACAACCAGTTCGCGGGCGACTTCATCGAGTACCTGCGCGCGCGCACCATCATCGGTCGTTTCGGCCGGGATGGCATTCCCGACCTGAACCGCATCCCGTTCAACGTGCACATCCGCGGTCAGACGTCCGGCGGGTCGGCGTCGTGGGTCGGTCAGGGCAAGGCGAAGCCGGTCACCAAGTTCGACTTCAACGACACGTACCACGGCTTTTTCAAGATCGCGGCGATCGCCGTGCTCGTGGAGGAGCTGATCCGCTTCAGCAACCCGAGCTCCGAGCGGTTGACCCGTGATGCGCTGGGCGGTGCGGTCATCGCGCGCATCGACTCCGACTTCGTCGATCCCGCCATCACGGCGGTCGCGAACGTCAACCCGGCGTCGATCACGGCCGGCGTGTCGGTGACACCCGGCAGCGGCGGCGTCGATGAGGCGGCCGTGCGCGCCGACATCGCGGCGTTGTGGGCCGATGCGATCGCGGCGAACCTGCCGCTGACCAGTGCGGTCTACATCACCACGCCGACGATCGCGCTCAACCTGTCGCTGATGTCGAACGCGCTCGGCCAGGCGCCGCGCGGTTTCGATGTGACGATGACGGGCGGCACATTGCTCGGCGTGCCGGTCATCGTGTCGAATTACGTGCCGGCGGGCACGTTCATCCTCGCGTTCGCGTCCGAGATCTGGCTGTCGGACGATGGCGTCGTGACCGTGGATGCGTCGCGCGAGGCGTCGATCGAGATGCTGGATTCGGCGCTGCAGGGTGATGCGACGTCGGGCACGGGTGCATCGCTCGTGTCGATGTTCCAGACGAACAGCGTGGCGCTGCGCGCCGAGCGCTACATCAACTGGTCGAAGCGGCGTTCGACCGCCGTCCGTCTGCTGGAAGATGTCGTGTGGGGCACGGAAGAGACCTGATCCGCTGTAATGGCTAAGGTCGCTATCGTTCCCACGAAGAAGCCCATCAAGGGCGTGCCGCCTGGTGCCGTCGTGACGGTATCGGGCGCGCACGCCCGCGCGCTGGTTGCCGTTGGCGCGGCGCGGTATCCGACGCCGGACGAAGTTACGCCGCCCGCGCCGCCGGCCAGCCAGCCAAAGCCAGAACCGCCCGCAAAGTCGAAGCGCACGTACCGCCGCCGCGACATGAAGGCAGAGGACTGATGCGGCTCTTCGGCCTGGTGATCACGCGCACGAAAGCACACCTGTCCGGCGTGGACAACCGCGGCGGCTGGTGGCCGTGGATTCGCGAGCCGTACGCGGGCGCGTGGCAGCGCAACGACGAATGGACCGTCGATACGGTGCTCGCGCATCACGCCGTCTATTCCTGCATCACGCTCATTTCATCCGACATCGCGAAGCTGCGCCCGAAGCTCGTGCAGCAGAACGCGACATCCGGCATCTGGACGGAAACCGAGAGCGCCGCGTTTTCGCCCGTGCTCCGTCGCCCGAACCGCTACCAGAACCACATCCAGTTCAAGGAGTGGTGGACGACGTCGAAGCTGATCCGCGGCAACACGTACGTGTTGAAGGTGCGCGACGGCCGCGGTGTCGTCCGCGCGCTGTACATCCTCGACCCGTCACGCGTGCAAGTGCTCGTCGCGCCGGATGGCAGCGTGTACTACCAGCTCGGCGACGACAATCTGACCGGCCTGCAGACCAACGGCGTGCAGCTGCCGGCCACCGAAATCATCCATGACCGGATGAATTGCCTGTTCCATCCGCTCGTCGGTATCTCGCCGCTGTTCGCGTCCGGCCTCGCGGCCAATATCGGCCTCAACATCGAGCGCAATTCTGCCGGCTTCTTCGGCAACAGCAGCAACCCCGGCGGCATCCTGATCGCGCCATCGCGGATCGACCAGGCGACGGCGGACAAGATCAAGGACATGTTTCACGCGAGTTTCACCGGCAAGAATTCCGGCAAGATCGCGGTCGTCGGCGACAACATGAAATTCCAGCAGCTGCGCATGACCGCGGTCGAGTCGCAGCTGATCGAACAGCTGAAGTGGACCGCCGAAGTCGTGTGCAGCACGTTCCACGTTCCGCCGTTCAAGATCGCGGTCGGTCCGATGCCGACGTATCAGAACGGCGAAATTCTCGACCAGCGCTACTACTCCGACTGTCTGCAGTACCACATCGAGAGCTTTGAAGCGGCGCTGGACGAAGGGCTCGGCCTCGAGGTCAAGATTGACGGCCGCATGCTCGGCGTGGAGCTAGACCTGACCGGGCTCCTGCGCATGGACACGCAGACGCAGGTCAACACGCTGAAAGAGGGCGTCGCCGGTTCCATCTTCACGACAAACGAGGCGCGCCGGCAATTCGACTTGGAGCCGGTCGACGGCGGCGATTCGATCCGCTCGCAGCAGCAGTACTACGACATCGCGGCACTCGCCGAACGCGACCGCACGAACCCGTTCCCAGAGCCAACGCCGCCCGCTACGCCGCCACCGACCGACAGCGCTGATTCGGTGAAGTCGCTCGACGACGGCAGCGTGGCCGAAATGGCGGTCAAGTTCGCTCAAAACCTGAGAGCGGCATGACGATCGACGAAGTCGCGGCCTTCATGGCCTCAGAAGTTCGCGCGTATGTCGAGCGCACCGTTCCGGTGATGCTGGAACAGCGCGAAGCGCCGCTACTCGCGCGAATCGCCGAACTGGAATCGCAGGTCAAGTCCATCGAAGCGGTGCCCGGTCCAGCAGGTCCGGCGGGACCGCAAGGCGAACGCGGCGAAGCGGGTGAGACCGGCGCGGCAGGACGCGACGGCACTGATGGCGCAAAGGGCGAACCGGGACCGGCCGGACCAGCCGGCGAGACGGGACCGCAAGGCGAGCGTGGCGCGGACGGGACGGCTGGACCTGCCGGAGTCGATGGCGCGCCAGGCGAGCGCGGTGCGGATGGCGCGAAAGGCATCGACGGCCGCGATGGTCGCGATGGCAAGGATGGCCGCGACGGTATCGCCACACGCGACGAAATCGACGCCGCGTTCAAGTCGCTCTTCGCGGAGCACGAAACCGCGCACGTCGAGCGCATTACGTCCGCCATCAAAGCAGCGCTGCCCGACTTGCGTTTTTGCGGCGTGTGGCGCGACGGCGAGCACTACAACGAAGGCAACCTGGTGGTGTGCGGCGGCAGCCTGTTTCACTGCAACGAAACGGGAACGGCCGACCGTATCGGGAACGGCCCGACCAAGGGCTGGACGATGGTTGCGCAGCGCGGCCGCGATGGCCGTGACCTGCGTGAGCCGCCCGAGAAGCAAACACGCAACGCCCCGGTGACGCTGAGATGATCAGCATATCCGAGCTGCGCGACTACCTCGAAATCGAGGAC